GCAGGAAACCCCCGCTTCAGACGACGCACCACCCCAGGAACAGGCCGCTGATCCACTGGCCGGACTCCCGGAGGAAGTGAAACTTGCCCTTGGCAAGATCACCCAACTGGAGCAGGCAAATGCTCAATTGCTGCACCACGTAAAGACTGCCGAGGGTCGCGTGGCTGCGATGCAGCGTGAGTTCCAGCAGGGACGCCAAGCAGCGACTTCGGTCGATGCCGCGCCCAGCCAGGGACAAATGGCTGCCGCCGCCAAGAACCCCGAGAAGTGGGAGCAGCTCAAGCAAGATTTTCCCGAGTGGGCGGGAGCGATGGAAGAGTATGTGGGCTCAAAGCTCAGCGGCATGCAAAGCGGCGTACAACCTGACCAGGTCATGGAGTACGTGCAGCAACAGCTTGCTGTCGAGCGTGAGAACATGAAGATCGCCATCGAAGAAGCCCGGGTAGAAGGCCGGTATGAAAACTGGCGCGATACGGTAAACACGCCGGAATTTGCGCAATGGTTTGCAATCCAGCCTGCTGAGGTGAAAGCCTTGGCCGATAGCTCGGCTGCCAAGGACGCGATCAAGATGCTGGACATGTTCCACAAATTGAGCGCCAAACCGGCAACGGAAATCAAGCAAGAGCGCGGAGCACGTCTCGCTGCGGCTGCGACGACTCGACCCGGACAGACACCGCCGCCCAAAACCATGGACGACATGTCGCCGGAGGAACTGTGGAACTACGAGGCCAAGAAGCGCGAGGAACAACTCGCAAAACGCGGCTACTAACCCTCTCTTTTTTGTAAGGAATTTTCAAAATGGCTATTCAAAACTACGGCACAGTCGCATCGCGGAATTTGATCCGTGCTGCGCAAGGCATGCTTGAGCACGCCCAGCCCATCACCGTCCTTGGCGACTTCGGTACTCAGCGCGAGATGCCGCAGAATTCGACCGACACCCTGGTGTTCCGTCGTACTCTGCCCTTTGGCGCAAGCACCTCGGGAACCACGATTGAAAACAGCTCACGCTATGTGGGTACGCCGGACATCACCGCATCCAACTTCGTGTTGGCTGAGGGTGTGACTCCCAACTCCAACACCATCTCCTTCCAGGACGTGTCCGTTCAGCTCCAGCAGTACGGTGTGTTGTTCAAGTACAGCTCCAAAACCGAGCAACTGTACGAAGACGACATCCCCGGCGAGATGGTCAAGCTGACCGGCGAGACCCTGGCCGAGGTGATGGAGCTGGTGCGCTACGGCGTGCTGAAGGCCGGTTCGACTGTGATCTACGCAAACGGCTCTAGCCGCTCTGCTGTGAACACCGCGATCAGCCTGAACGCAATCCGCAAAGCAGCACGTACCCTGGAATCCAACCGCTGCCGCCGCGTCACCAGCCGCCTGGCTCCTGGCGTGAATTTCGGTACCCGCGCAGTGCAGCCTGCCTATGTGGTTTTCTGCCACACTGACGCAGTGTCTGACGTGCGTAACCTGCCCGGCTTTACCCGCGTGGAAGAGTACGGCAGCTTCAAGCCAATCCACGACCGCGAGATCGGCGCTTGCGAAGACTTCCGCTTCGTCAGCTCCCCTCTGCTGAAGTCGTTCCTGGCTGCTGGCGCATCGGTCGGCTCGTCCGGCATGCTGTCCATCGGCGCATCCAACGTGGACGTGTACCCCTTCATCGTTATCGGTGAAGACGCATGGGGCCAAGTTGCGCTGAAGGGCATGTCTGCCATCAAGCCTGTGGTGTTGAAAGCATCGCAGACCAACCACGCCAACCCGCTGGGCCAATTCGGCTACGTGGGCGCTTCGACCTGGTTCGCTACCGTGCGTTTGAACGACGCCTGGATGGCCCGTATCGAAGCCGGTGTGACCGCTCTGTAATGACCAGGGGCCCGGGTGACCTGGCCCCGTCTTAACCAAAGGAAATCATCATGGCCGCTGAATCGTTGAAACAACGACTCCCACGCATCCCTGACCGTCTTACCGAGCAAGAGCTGACAGCTTTGCTGAACGCCCTGGTAAATGGTCTCCAAGCCACTATGGCTCAACTGGACGCAGACACCGGTGTCGCCGACACCACCTACGCTGCAAATTTCGCAACCTATATCGTTGACTAAGGAACCCCACCATGTCTTACAACATCGAACAAGCCAACAGTGGCTATCTCTCGCTCACCGCTGCCGGTCTGGCTGAAGGTACGAACGCCAACACGTTCAAGACTACCAACACCCTGACCTTCACCAGCAACGGTGTTTTCAAGTCTAAGTCGGCTACCGACAACTTGACCTTCAGCACCGGCACCGCACTGGCCAACAGCCAGGCTTGCCTGTTTGCTGTGTGGATCAACGCATCTGGCACCGTGACGACCACCCAAGGCCCCATCGTGGCTGCTGGTGATCCCTGCCCCGTGCCTGGCCAGACTACGGCCAACACCACGCTGGTTGGCCTGATCAAGGTCACCACCAGCTCGTCGGCCACGTTCACGCCTGGTAGCACCGACCTGTCCGCCTCTGGCGTGACCGGCGCGTACTACGACTGCATGGACATGCCTGGCTCCGCCCAGTAAGTTGCCATCTCTCTTCTTTGAAGAGCTTTACGCAGGCCGCCTTCGGGCGGTCTGCTTTTTGGCAAAACCTTTTTTCAACCTCTGGAGTAAATGATGGCAACAAAACAAAAAATCCAAGGCATCGAGATCAGCGACGATGCACCTGAAATTGAAACCGTATCCGAGTCGAAAGACTTCTCGGCTCTTGCTGCGAGCGAAGCGTTTATGAATGAGCTGGTCACCGTCATGGTCCATTCGACCACAGACGAAAACCAACCACCTCAAGTCATCATTAGCTGCAACGGCATGAACCAGCCGATCTTTCGCGGCTTCCCCACCACGATCAAACGCAAGTACGTTGAAATCCTGGCGCGCATGAAAGAAACCAAGTACACCCAGGTGACCCGCAATCCGGCAGCTCCTGACCAGATCGACATGGTGGCCCGCCACGGGTTGTCGTATCCGTTTGACTTGGTCGAGGACAAGAACCCACGCGGGCGCGCTTGGCTGAACAACGTCCTGGCAGAACCAGCTTAACCTGAAAGCTCCGCATGAATTTGCTTCAGCTCGTCAACCAGACCCGCGTTGAGTGCGGCGTGTCAGGGCCAGCCCTGACTACCGCGCAAGGCCAAACAGGCGAATCCGGCAGGATGGTCGCCTGGGTCGTGCAAGCCTGGACCGACATCCAGACAAGCAAAGAGGACTGGCTCTTCATGCGTGAGTCTTTTGACTTCAACACCACGGCCAACATCTGGGAGTATTCAGCTTCCGATGCTGGCCTCACCGATTTCGGCAATTGGAAGCGCGACAGCTTCCGTTGCTCCACATACGGCCAGGACTACAAAGACGAGCAGCTCCTGAATTACATGGAGTGGACCACGTTCCGCAACCTGTACCGTTACGCCAACATGCGCAACACCAAAGCGCGTCCGGTGGTTGTGTCCATCATGCCAAACAAAGACCTGGCATTCGGCTCCATCCCGGACCAGGTTTACGTGATCGACGGCGAATACTACACACAGCCTGTCACCCTGTCCGCTGACGCGGACACCCCTCTTCTCCCCGCCCGCTTCCACATGGCCATCGTGTACCGGGCGATGATGTACTACGCAGGGTACGAAGCTGCGTCCGAAGTGATGGCACGCGGCGAGTTTGAATACCGCCGCCTGTACATGCGCATGGAGATCGACCAGCTTCCGACCCTGATCAGCGGCCCACCCCTGGCGTAAGGACTGACATGGCCAGCGGCATGCCCCCAGTTCAATACCAGCTCATTACGCTGCAAGGCGGGCTGGACCTGGTCACCCCCACGCTTTCCCTGCCCCCAGGCGTCGCCACAGAGGCCAGCAACTTCGAGGTTTCAATCACCGGCGGGTATACCCGGATCGCGGGCTACGAACGCTTTGATGGGCGGCCCAACCCATCCGACGCCAACTACTCGGCCATCACCGTTGCCGACGCATCTGTCCTGGCCGTGGGCAACACCATCACCAACCTAGCAGCCACGGTGTCCGGCGTAATCATCGCCATTGACGGCAACAGCGTTTTTTACACCAAATCGGTCGGTGGCGGTTTTAGCGTCGGCAACGGCGTCTACGTGGGTGGCGTGCTCAAGACCACCGTCACCGTGCTAGGTGCCAGCTCCACCGTTACCAACGCCCTGGTCGCGCACTACACCTACCTGGCCGCAGAAGCATACCGGTCAGACATCGGCGCGGTCCCGGGCAGCGGGCCTATTCGCGGCGTCGCCTATTTCAAAGCCGCAGATGTCTATGCCTGGCGCAACAACTCCGCAGGCACGGCGATGGAAATTTACAAGTCCACGTCTAGCGGCTGGACCCTGGTGCCCCTGGGATACGAGCTTCAGTTTGATACCGGATCGGGTGAGATTTTTGAAGGCGACACCATTGTGGGCCAGACCAGCGGGGCCACCGCCGTCGTCACGCGCGTGGCTGTTGCGTCGGGCACCTGGGCGTCCAACACCGCAGCCGGGTACATCAATTTTGCTTCGGTCACCGGGACCTTCAGCGCGGGCGAAAACATCCGCGTCGGCGGCACCACAAAAGCCCATGCCGTGGCCGCGCAGGCTGCAATTACGCTATCCCCAGGTGGCCGGGTCGATGTCTGGATTGACGACTTTGGCGGCGGCAGCCGCATCTATGGCGCAGACGGGGTCAACTACGGGTTTGAATTTGACGGCACGGTCTACACGCGCATCCGCACAGGCATGACAACCGACACGCCAAATCACGTCGTTGTCCACAAGCAACACTTGTTTTTCAGCTTTGCCAACTCGGTTCAGTTCTCCGGCATCGCGGACCAGTACAACTGGAGCCCGGTGATCGGCGCTGGCGAGATCGCCATGAATTCGGCGGTCACCGCGTTTCTGATCCAGCCGGGTAACCAATCAACCGGTGCCCTGGCGATCTACACAGACGACAACACGGCGATCCTGTACGGCACCAGCTCGGCCAATTTTGCCCTGGTGTCGTTCAACATCGGCACGGGTGCCAAAGCATTTAGTTGCCAAAACATCAACGCGAGCTACACCTTTGATGACCGGGGCGTCATCAACATGGCGACCACGTTGAATTACGGCAACTTCGACTCTGCTTCGCTGACGCTCAACATCCGCCCATTCATCCAGCAGCATCGCACCCTGGTGACCGCCAGCGGGGTGAGCCGCGAGAAGGGCCAGTATCGGGTCTTCTTCAGCGATGGCACCGCGCTCTACGTGACCCTCAGCAACGGGCAGTACATGGGCACCATGCCAATGCAATTCCCCAACGCGGTGGCGTGCATGGCTGAAGGCGAAAAAGCTGATGGGTCCGAGACATCATTCTTTGGCTCGACCAACGGGTATGTGTACCGGCTTGACGCCGGAACATCTTTTGACGGGGTTGAAATTCCGGCCAGCTTAACCCTGGTTTTCAATGCCATCGGCAGCCCTCGCTTGCTGAAGCGTTTCCGCAAAGCAGCCCTGGAAATCACCGGCACCAGCTACGCCGAATTTGCTTTCAGCTACGACCTGGGCTATGCCACAACCGAGATCAGCCAAGAATCAGCCACTGGGTACGCAACCAATTTGGCAGCCAGCTTTTGGGATTCGGTTTACTGGGACAGTTTTGTCTGGGACGGGCGGACATTAGCCCCGTCAGAGGTTGAGGTCAAAGGCACGGCAGAAAACATTTCGATCAGGATTGCAAGCAATTCTGCTGAGTTTCAGCCGTTCACGATTAACTCAGCCATTCTGCACTACACACCGCGAAGAGGACTCCGATGAGCAATTCTTTTTACACGCATGGGTCGTTTCCGTCGACCGGGGCTGCGGCCACGTCGG